AGTTAGTGTAGACATTAAGTTTTGTAGATCAACAACAGTGTATGCTTCCTTGCCGAATAAGAATCCAAGGTGAACCTTGGAACTAGCTGATGCCAATTCATCAAGTAAACTACCAGCAGTTGTACCAGAAGTAGCTATTGCGAAAATAGTAGTACCATTAGCATTAACGCTGTCTCCAATTTCAATACTTGCTGATGCAGCAAAATATTGATCTGAACCTTGAACATATTTAGTAATAGCTGCGTTTGCAGCAGTAGCAGCAGTAATATCTGCTGCGGATGTTGCCCAGTAAATCTTATATCGTAATGTACTTGTTGAAGGTAACACTACGGTAATAGAGTCATCAGTATCAGCAGCCCCAACATCCTCAGTTGAAACTTGGTATATCACACTAGGATAATTGAATGTAGTATCGAAACCTACAACTAGAATCCTATGATAACGTAGTGCCAAATCTCCCCCACCCTCATTAATATTTGTGGTAGGTGCAGCAGCAGATGTCAAGGTTGGAAGTGAGTTAGACCGTAAGAAACGAACCCCTAAGAATTCCCCGATCTCCCCATTCCATAGCCTTTTTGCAGCAGCATACTTAACTGAGTCAATAAAATCAGGATCAGATGACACATCGAATTCCATGAAAGAATCGAGAATTGCCACATAATGATCCCCTAATTCGGGATCGGCAACCCCTTTCGCCCTTTCCATTCCCATAGCACCATTAAATCGTAGATTTGCTACCATCCTACGCCATGTATCAGAAGTAACTACATCGGTAGATGTTAGTGAAAATCTATTTGCTACAGTACCAGGATAAAAGAGAGATGTTCCAGTTACGACAACATTAAAACATTCTCGTTCAACTGTTTCACCACTCTGAAACCCTAATAGTTGTAAAGCCTTTTGTAGAGGCTTGTGCTTAATTGTCAATTCAGCAACGTCTGTAATTGTAACGTATGCTCCCCACTGTTCCGCAGTCGCAGTAACAGTTGAAATACTCATTGTAGTAGAGCTACCTTCATTACCTTCACTAATTGTAGTAAAAGGTAATGGCAAACGCTCATACCGAGTATATTGGAATGTCTTGGATGATTGTGAAGGCAACATTGCCTTATCAGCCATCTCATAAAACCTTAGAATTTTGTGAGCAACCCTAAGAGTTTTCTCTGCAATATACTGGATAGCATCTGATCCACTTTGTACGGAGTAATTACCGAGAATAGTAGATGTGGTATCTGCTCCACCAGCCATCTTAGGCATAAACCATGAAGATAGCTTGTTTGATAACCACTTAAACATTAAAAATCACTCTCCTTAAAATTTTACATTATCCATGCTTGTTTCCAACTCTGTGTCAGACATATCTTGCACGGATTTCTTTACTTTATTCTTAGTAGAATTAAGATTGTTATTAGTCTTTTCCTTACTAATTATTGGATTAGACTTACTAACAATAATTTTCCCAGTTGAAGTTTTCTTGACAAGCCCTCTAGTAACAGCAATTTCAAATGCCTGTTCCCTAGTCAAATATGCTCCTGAATTAGAGTATTCTTTACGAATACCATCTACTTCTTTAGCAAACTTTTTTATTTGGGGATTGGCAGAAGTAGCCTTCACTTCATCTAACTTCTCTAAAACTGCTCCTAGAACTTGATCTAAGACAGCTTTTTCTTTACCAATATTCTGTTGATAATACTTTTCAACAGCATTCCTAGTATTAACATCCACATCTTCGGGCCATTCAAAAGCCTTATCTTGTGGTGTTAATCCTCTATTTTGAGAAACTAGATTAGATAATGTTTCTGTTAATCCTCTGAGTGTATTCTTTTCATCAACTACTTCCTTGAAACGCTCATAAGGAACATCATTTTCGTGTTTTGGTTCTTCTACTGCTTCTTCTTCAACTTCTTCTACTGCTTCCTCTGTTTCTTCTACTTGTTCCTCAGTATCTTTAACGTCTATCTGATCAGACGCTTCTTCATCAGCCATTTTTATCTCCTTATCCTTTTAACGTAGTGTTCTACGATTTTATGGCACTCGTTTTTTCATGTAATTTCAAAAATGTCTTTAAGAAATTATCAGGAAAATTTATTAATTCATCAATCTGTTTATACATTGTATTAAATTTACTCAATGTAATACAATCATCGAAGGTATTGATGGGTTTCCCCTTCAAATTCTGTTCCATAGAAAACTTTGTTCTAGTCATACAACCTTTAAAATATCTCCAAAATTCTGTTTTCATTCCATCCATGAATATTTGTTTTACATGCTCTGGATTCTCTCTACATAATTTATCAAATTCCTCAGCGTCTTTTAAAGCTATTGTTAATTTTTCATATTCTGCACTAAGATTTTGAAAGTCCATCTATCATCTCCTTATTTACTTATTTTCTTTTTAGAAGTGTATATCGGTTTCTTACATTCAGAATCTTTCCACGTTTTGCCCATCTTAAAATTTCTTCCCTCTTAATCGTTTTTCTCTCTTTTTACTTTCTTCCTCAGTAACTTTTTGTTCTTCTTCATACCTATCCATATATTCTTTGCTTCCACCAGGGCCGGTTGCTGGACGTGGTAAAAAACCAATTTTTTGGAGAAATTTAACTCCCCTTTTCTTACCATTCTTTTTAGCCATTAAAATGACTTCCCTTCCAAGTTTTCTTCTAATTGTTCCATTCTACTTTTACGTTTAAGTAATGCTTCTCCTGCTTTCCTTGCCATACCCTTACCAAGCATCTTGGGCATCATTTTTTTCATTTTCTTTTTCATTTCTTTCTTGTGTTCTGGTGTTCCATGTAGCATTATTCTCTACCCCCTATAATTCCCTGCTTCTTGATTACCTTCCATCATTCTTTCGCCTTCTACTTCTTGTCCTGCTCCCTCTGTCTGTTCTGGTGCAGGAGCAGCGACTTGTTGTTGCATCAATTTCTGCATAGCTTCAAAATCCTTTTGATGTTTCTCCATGTGCATTTGAGCTATTTCCACAATTTCGGGCATTTCTGATTTTAATAGTGCTTGGTGTATCTGTACGTGTTCCTCATGATTATCTCCCCTGCTAGTTGGCAACGGTTTGCCTAATGCCATAATCATATTTTCTGTATCAGGAGGCAATGTTCTTTCATCCTGCATACTGATGAATAGTTTATCTTCACCATCCATAGCAAGACCATCTGACCAATATTCTTTTAATAACCATTCAATATTTGGCAATTTCTGTTGTTGCATCATCAATTGTACCCACGGAGACATTGTATTTAAGAATTGTGCTATCTGTTGAGATTTAATATGTATATTTGTAGTTTGATTGGCCCCTCTCCAATAAAAATTATAATCTCCTGCTAGATTTGTAGGATCAATTGTTCTCCAATATTTAAGTCCCTTTCTACCAGTTACTCGAACAACATCTTTTTTATTTAAAAACTGTTGTATTCTGGAATATGCTTTTTTCAACCAAGGGGACATTACGGTATCTTCTAAATTCTCAACAACTTGTTGTACAGGCAAGGAATACTCTTGCTGTAATGCTTGAATATGCAATGCAGCTTTTCTTCCTGTCATTGGGATATTCTGTAAACCAGGATATTCTTCGATCATTGCTTTAACTTGAGCCATGATACTAAATCCGATACTGGCTACCTCTGGGGGTCTGATAATATCAGCAGCAGAAGGGTCGGCCAATGCCCACATAGCACCAGGAGCAAAAGCAATAGAAGCTATATTTACCACACGACCTGGATCATACTTAACAATAGGATTAAGAGAATAATAATTGCTATCAAATGTCTGATTTGCTGTATCATTCAAATAATATTGTAATTTGGCTAATGGTTCGTAAAGACCAGATGAATAAATCTCATTCATCAATTCATTAATACGCCCAAGAACATATGGTTTTTCATTATCAAAATATTGGCATTTTCTTAATTCGATACAAATTCTGCTACTAATAGTAGTGATTACTGTTTCATGTTCATCTGGTTCTTCTTCTGTTCCCCAATTATAAAGACCATGATATTTGACAAGAGTTACTCTAGGAAAAGTTTTATCTAATTCATTTGCGTTGGTCAAACCGTCAGTGGCTAATCTTGCCTCCATTGACCAATTCCACTGGTCATCTAAATCCCCCGATGACATTTCTGAAGATTCTATATTAACATAAACACCTTTTTTCTTTTGAGATA